TAGTAGTCGTACTGTGGGTTGGGCGAAATTTGAATGAAAGGCACCTCACCCTTCAAAAACATCTTGCTTGACGGCCTGTCGTAGATCACAACGTCTGGGTCGGCAATGGTTACGCAGACATAGTCTTCAAGCTCGTCATCGAATATCCAAAGCTCCCGCATCTTGACGGTTTCCTCGGCAATCTGCGCCACATAACGGTTGACACCCTCAAGGCTGAGGTTGATGTTGCCGTAGATCGTGGGGTTAGTGGCCGAGGTAATCACTCGATCCACGCCGCCTGCGCTTGTTTCGGTCTGCTGCTCAGAGAATGTGATGCGTTGCACCAATTCATCTCTCTTGGGGTGGCTATAGAGGCGTGAGAAAAGCTCACTGCGGGTCATGTAATACTCTTGCACCATCGCTTCTTGGCGGTCTGTATAGGGCGTATCTTCACGCAAAACGCCTATGACAGAGGGTTCAACCATGTACGGATGGATGCCATTTCGCCAAATTGGTTTGACAAACGTGGTGGAGTAGCAGAACGACCAGTTCAAAGCCTGTCCAAAGACCTGATCGGCGTTGGAATTGAGCCAATAATCGTAAAGTGCCTTGGTTAAGACGGGCACCATCTTGTGAAACTGCTTGGGTTGGCTTGCACCGATGTTGATACTGAACCGAGTGCTGTCGGCGGCGTACATAAAGGCCGACAACTGGTCGATGTGCGGGAAGATTTTGTTGTACTGGGCCGGTGCTTCTTCAGGGCCAGCACCAAACAGGTAGTAGGAACGCAGTCCTTCGTAGCCTGTCTTACGGTTTTCCAGTGACACCATGCACTTTTGCATAATGTCGATGTAGAAAAACTCACGTTCCAGCGGATTTTGAGGGATTCTCATTTTTTGATCTGCAAATTCTGATGGTCAGCAATGTAGGAGCCAACTTTTGGCCCTGATAGCTTTGCATCTTGTTTAAGCGCCCCGATTCCACTGACATTCTCGCCTGCAACCGGGTTGAGATTGAACCCAGACAGGTCGCCGGGGCTACCCCAACGTGGCGCAAACGGGTTGTCAGGCTTCTTGTTGGCAAAGCGTGGCGGTTGGGCTTCGCCCTCTCGCACTGACTTCACATCGCTCATATTAAAGTCCATTGCCAATTGCCTTACCGTTTTATCGCTGCCTTTGGTTCGATCACTCATCGTCCCCGGTGGTTGCAAGAAAACCATTGACACGTCGGTGCATCCATGTGGACAGACCGGCTCTCTCGACTCAAAAAACCCGTGCGCCGGGCATTTATAGTCATGCGTCACGCTCATACTAGCCCCTTTCTTTGTCAGTCATCAAGTCTTGGTTTAGAAAAATCGTATTTATTTCGCAAACCGATAGAAATTTTGAATCCGTCGCCGGTCTTTTCAAGGCTCATGGAGCGCCGGTAGACGGGCTTGGCCTTGGGGTGGTAGCCCACAAAGCGGTTGCCCAGAATGTCGATCCTTGGGCCAGCCTCGCCCCTCTCAAGGGCGAGTAGGGCACGGGATAGCTTGCGTTGGCTGGTTTCTGTAAAGGTGTCCTTACGGTCACGCAGTACGGCCTCAAAGTGCCGGTAGTTCATGCAGGCGAACTCGGCAAACATTTTCATGCTAAAGCCTTTTCTGCGGTTTTTCCGCATGGCATCGCAGCGCCTAATAATCTCTTCTTTGGTTAGCACCGTATCCATGTCTAAAAACCAAGCGCCTTAAGGTAATTCCCGACCTGTCGTTGGACTTGAGCAACTTCGGCACTTTCTGCTTCGTCGGCAATGGACTTCTGTTCTCGGGTAACTCTGGCGGCAATGAGTCTTGGTTGGACTTGTTCTGCAAAGGCGGCACAGGCCAACGCTGAAGCAATAACCCGATCATCTTTTCCCCTCCCATAGGCGGCAATGGTTCCCTGATCCCTGACAATCCCCTTCATTTCGTCGAGCAGGTCAATGCTTCTGACCGTACACATGTTGCGTTCAAAGTAGTCTTTGAAATAGTTAAGCATCCGTTCTTTGCTGCTGTGTGTTGTGACCCATCCAATGCTATTAGACACGTTGCCAAAGGAATCGTTGCGCCGCCACAAATAGTGCTGCATGTTGCCAAGCACATCATGCAAGTTTTTGCCTTCCTGACCACCCATGCTGGTGGCTTGGCGCTTCAGGTTACGCATCTCGTTAATCACGGCTTGCCCGGGGCCATTGACCTCAAGGTTGAGCGTAGAATTGCGGTAGGCACCGGCAAGGTAGCAGATCACCCATGCAAACTGGTAGGTGTTTAGCTCAGACGTGCAGAACTCGGCCACCTGATCCAAGCCGTCGGCATAGGCTCGGTAGACTTGGATACAGAAGCGGTCAGCCCAGTCGCTACTGCCATAGGCAGGGTCGGCACCAATGACATAATAGCCTTGGGCTACCGGCTCTTCCCAGATGGTCATGGTGGACAGTCTGGCATTGCTTTTAAGTAGCTCGGTGTCTTGGAAGTTGGCACCCATGCTGAAGCGGTAATAGCTTGCATCTAAGCGTTTAGCTTCTTTCATTGAGTCCGTGCATCGAGCCGTACTAAAGAAGCTGCTGCCCGTCATCACAAAGGCATAGTCTTCCGTGGGCGGGAACTCTTGGTACATCAGTCCATCGTCTTTGAGTCCTTCGTGCAGCTTCCAGCGCCACCACGCCATTTGGCGGCTGTTGATCTCAAAGTTGTAAATCTTCTTAATGTCCCGAGTCCATTCTTTTTCTTCGGCAGACAGCTTGCCATCCCAGTAGGTGCGGTATATGTCGCTTTCCGGGTCAACAGAATAAAGTTGGTTGCGCCACCAGCCGCAAAAGATTGCCCGTTGTGTGCGTGCCTTTTTAGCGGTTGTCCACATGTCGTGGAACATGTTAAAACCACGGGCGGTGGATTCAAACATGTAGTAACGCAAGGGGTTGGTTTCCGCTAAAGAGGCTAGCAGGGAAGCTAGTCCTTCTTCATCTCCCCAACTTGAAGTTTCTGTCCCATGTAGGAATGTAATTCCTTTACCACGTCCCAGAGTTCCTTTGGATCGTGTGCCTGCAACCTGATAGAACATCCGACTTCGGTTTTTGAGAACCATTTGATTTCGGTTATGAGACATGAGAGGGATTCGGTACTGCTTGGGCAATCCGTCCATGTACATTTGCAAGGTGCTTCGGAACTGCTCACGGTTTTCCTCGGTGTCTGTGGTTAAGGTGCCTTGCATACCGGGATTAAGAAAATGCCAGTACAAGTCCATCGCCAGACTAATCGTCGTAATACCAAGCTGTCTACCCTTGAGAACGATAAAGAAATGAATGTTGTCTTCTAAGCCCTTGGCCACCTCGTCAATCACATAGGTCTGGGTACCAAGTAGGGTTTCCCCGAGGGTAATCATCCCCTGCTCTTTGGACTCGATCTTTAGGTGTCGGCAGAAGTTGTAGAACTTCTGGGTGTCAAACTTCACGCTTTAATCCCATAGAAGTACAGATCGTGGGTCTGGTGTTGCACAAAGAAATGGTGTTTGCTAAACATGGTGGACAAGCTAAAGGCATCCTTAAAGTCATCTTCCGTTAGGTTGCGGTAATACTTGGAAGTCAACGATGTAAAAGGCGAGTCAGCAGGTGTTGTCTTTGATGTGCCATGCTCGGGCCTTCCCGTTGTGGCGCACGACATAAACACCAACCCACCGGGCTTGCACATCCTGTGCATGTTTTCAAACGTCTTTACCCATTCTGGGTTGTGTTCAAAACACTCGCAAGACGCCACGGTATCAAAGCTGTTGTTTGCAAAGTCAAGGTCTTCACCACGGGCCACTAGGTCAACATCTTTACCCTCACCCAAGTCCACCCCAATGTATTGGCAGTCTTCAAAGAACGTGCGGATTGAACCATTGATATTCAAACTGCCAACCTCAAGCACCTTGCAGTCCTTAAAGTTCTGCGGATACTGAAGCCTGCAATAAGCTACAAACTCTGCTTGCTGTGAATGCGCCATTAGGCAGGCCTCTTGTATTGTTTCTTCAATATCTTCAATGTCTCTTGGTACAGGCCATACCACGGGTCATCCGAAGGCTTCCCCGCATACAGACGCATGGTTTCCTCAATCTGGGGCCAATCCCTTTTGAGTGTGAACTTGGCATAGTCCTGAGCCAGCTTGGGTATATCTACGCCTGTCGCCACACCCGTATCCCCTCACCCTCCCTGCGGCATATAAACCGACGGTTCAACTTCTTACTCCATCGGTTATTACTGTTGCACAAAGCTTGCAGGCTCAACCCCTCTACCCAAAAACTCTCACCCACCTGCATCTGCTCATACGGGTAGTTATGCCTCACCTTGGGCTGCGGTAACGGTACATCTTTTTCTACCTTATACATCTAGTCCTCCATACACGATGGTTGAACTATAAACGCAAACTATTGCTATGGCAAAAACATAGATTTTCTTTGGGGCGGGGGCTTACGGAAAAGCCTGTTTTTTTCTGGGGCGGGGGCGGTAGTGGGGCACGCAAACAGACAGGCCAAGTCCCAATCGATTTCCCGCATTCATTGGGCAAAACTATCAGCAATTGATGCAAGCTGAGACTAGGCGCTTAGGCTTGGCTTATACGCTCGGTATAAGGCTGCGCCCCTTTTTAGGCTGCTACCCCATTGCCCCCATGCGCTAGGCTTATAAAAGAGTTTATCGGGGGCGGCTGGATACCTATAACCATTCATAGCCCCATGATGCTAGGCATAGACTTATATGCTTATAAGATAAGACCCCTATAGGTAAAACTATAGGCCTAGATTTTACTTATAGGTATATTTTAACTATAGCCTATAGTATACATTAAACGATTGTTTGTATATATCCTATAGTCGAAAGTTTAACTTTTTTTGCGTTTGCCCTGAAACTTTAGCGTAAACGTGCTAGTCTTCTACTTACCTAATCACTAAATAGAAGGGGCATACCATGAAATACGATCAAGACCAGTTGCAAACAATCAAGACTAATCTAGTCTCAGGCTTACTAGGCGGCTTTGCCGCATATATCGGCGATGAGATAACAGTGGCCGATAGTGAGAACACTAAGCGCCTAATCAATGCTTTCCCCGAGCTAATGTCGCAAGCCCTAGCCTTTAAGCAAAGGGGCTAATCATGCAAGGCTTAATCTTTTTTGTTATCGCTTGGCTTACATGGCTTAAGGTCATGGTTTTTCTTTTCCTAATCTAAACAAAGGGGTTCATCATGCTAGACATTGCACAAACCATTACAGATCGAATCATTGCCGAATTAGAAAAGGGCTCTACCCCGTGGGTTAAACCGTGGAAAAACTTAAGGGGCACCCCGGGCGATGGTATGCCCTATAACCCGGTCTCGGGTACCGTTTACCGGGGTATCAACCATTTTTGGCTTTCAATGGCTCAGGGTTCTTATACAAGCCCCTACTGGTTGACCTTTAAGCAAGCGCAAAGCCTAGGGGCTACTGTAAAGGCTGGCTCTAAAGGCTTACCCGTTGTTTACTGGTCAGTAAACAAAAAAGAATCAAAAGACAGCGCCGGGGAAACCGTAACCAGTGCCTATGCGTTTATCAAGCACTACTATGTTTTCAATGTCGAACAATGCGACGATCTGGTTATTCCAGCCATACCAGAACCGCCTAAGCCAGACTTTGATGCTAACCCGGCTGTAATGGCCATAGTAGACAAACTAGGCTTACAGAATGGCTTGATGCATGGCGGTAACTCGGCGTTCTATAGCCCTAGCCATGACAAAATCAGTATGCCAGCAATGGCTGCTTTTAATGACGCTGACGCATACCATGCCACGTTATTGCATGAAAGCGTACATGCTACCGGGCACAAGTCTAGGCTTGATAGAGACTTTAGCAAGGCCAAGCGATTTGGCGACGAAGCCTACGCTTTTGAAGAACTAATCGCCGAGCTAGGCGCCGCCATGCTATGCGCTCATGTCGGGGTTAATGGCCAAGGGCTAGATAACCAGCATGTTGCCTATATCGGCAATTGGCTTAAGGTTCTCAAGAATGACAAAAAAGCCATTCTCACAGCAGCAGCCAAAGCCCAACAAGCCCTAGACTATTTCACAATGGCCAAGCCATCAGAAGAACAACTCGCAGCATAGCTAGCCTTTAGCCTTTAGCCCTTACTCTAGGGCTAAGGGATAAGGGTTAACCTTATCAATTCCTAGTCACTTACTAAAGGGGTTTAACCATGATTAAAGTAGATAAAACCTTTGAAATTGTTACAGAAGAAAGCGCCGAGCATGGCGAAGTAGAAGACGCTGGATATTCGGCCATTGGTGAAAAGTACACTTTTAGAGAATTGGTCTTAATTCTCAAAGGGCTGTACGTTCACCCATCACAATCCCCGGCTAATCGGTCTAGCCGTGTTTGGTTTACCAGTGACCCCGAGCAAGACTATATGACCGGGGAATACCGCAGCGAATCAATTCACTTTAGCCCTGACAATCCAGCCAGAAAAGTTAAGTATTGGATTAAGGCTATGCAGTGCGCCGGGGTCAAATTGTCCAACCATCACAATCAAGGGGCAAACCATGCTTAATGCAATTAAGTTTATAGCCGGGGCTATAGTCTTTTATGGCTCTATTTGGGCTTTGCTTTTTCTCGGCACCTTGACCGGGTTCTAAGGGGCTAACCATGAAAAGATCACAATTCTATTGGGCTTGGAATAATCAAGAGTTAACGCCAGATGACGCTATGACACGGCAAAGGGCTAGCGTGATGATGCGATTCTTAAGAAAAGAAAAGAGGATTTGCCGAGTTGCACCCTTTACCTATAAGGCTTGGACAACTAGCAAGGGGCTATTTGCCACAATGAGAACCCGGTAAGCCTTAAAAACCTTTATAAGCCCCTTTAGGGGCTTTTTTCTTATGGTCTAGTCCTACCCCCTATGGCTAGGCCATTGAAAGCCCTATAAAGGCTTATAAGGGCTTTTAGCTAGGCTTTAGCCATTGGCTAGGGCTTGGCCACCATCATCCGACCTATTTCCACACTATTGCAGCACTGCAAGCCTACCAGCGCCCCTTTGTGGGGGACTTCTAGGCGATATGGTCATTTGGTTTTGCTGTGGTCAATTGGATACGGCATAGCAGATTGGATAGTACGTTTACCCGTGCGTGCGCCCGTGCCCGGGTTGGATACGGCCCCTTTGAATCGCTAATAGCGTTTGGTCAATCGCCAATAAGTCCTATTGTCGAATGGTTTGTGGTA